TGCTGTGTTTCGGCCTCCGCCATACTGGCTCCACTACCAGTGGATGAAATCACAGCCTGTCATACACGTCCCCATTGGCCATGCCCCGTTGTAATACCATTGGATCATCCCGCAACGCTTTTTCAAGCAACAACTGCACTTCCACGGCGATGCCAAACGCACATTCAAACGAGACGCGGGCAGCCGGTGTTATAGGCTGAGCTCCCCACCCCGTGAGCCTCGCTTGTTTCTTGGCTCTGAATTCCACGTCTGTTAACTGGCGCAACCCTTTAGGATCACCAACCCTCTGCAGGGCTAGTGCAAAATCCTGTAGAATCGGCACACCCGAGTTCAATGCTAGTTCGCAGCTACCAACTGCAAACGCAAGCCTACCCCACAGGTCGGGGCGATCTCTAACAGATATCACCCCCTTCGATATCGCACGGTCAGGGTACCTAACCATGCGCCAACCTTCTGGTAGTTGTATTGGCCTGCTCTGACAAAAGTCAATTAGCTCAAACTCCTTAGCAACATCACTCTTCATGGACATTCCACAGTTGGCGTTTATCCACTTCGTGTTACCCGCAAGCAGCTTGCCTTGCCATGCCTCACAGATCAGGACTGAGTCGTCTCCATCAACTAGAAACTCTACAGGGAGACGTTGACTATTAGTCCGCAACGTTCGCCGAACCCATGCCGTTAATATGACAAGGTTTAGCATGCAGTTGCCAAGTGCAGTGTTATAGTCACCGGACATTCGGGTACCCGCTACACGGTAGCGGAGTCCATCCCTGCTCCGGCCTCTATTAACCAACTGCCACTTCAAGAGGCGTGCAAGTTCAGCAGAATGATTCTTCGCCTTATAGCAGGAGTGCTCCATCTTGAGCAACTCCGGGACAACATGAGCATCCCATTTGGTCGCGTCGAGGAGTATGGCCACTGGATCGGCGAACGCATCCCATTTACGCCGAAGCAGAGCTCCACGCTCAGTTTGACACAACCCCTTAGCCACCATGCGTGTCTCAGTTGGACCGAGACCCTTCATGCCATACAGGACCTCCTCGAATGGCCGTAGGTGCCGGCCAAGGGAAAAGGTGTAGCGTGCCCCACGAAACTGTATGCCTCGTGGTACCTTGTGCTCATCCGTCCTGATCTTGTCTGCTTTAATGAAGAAACTCACTCGCGCGTCCAGCTTATGAACCGGTTCGATCTTCAACGATTCCATAGCCGCACGCATCTTCTTCCGCTTGCTCTGAGCGCATCGTCGCACAAACTCCTCCCCCGCCATTGGTGGTATATAGTCCGGCATTTCGTGTAGTAACATCCGGCGAGCTTTTCGCATGAATTGCTCACCTTCAAGAGTCACTGAAACGCTGGGATCAGCCACCAAATGTCGGTTATGGAGCGCAACCAATTGGTTGCAAACACAATCTGTGTGCGTCGTCGCGGTCCACACCAAAGTTCTCTCCAACAAACTGGGCGTACTAACAAGTTGATATACCCTCCTGGAGGAATTGCATGTTATCCCCTCGGTCGGCAGCCTGACAGTTGCACCCGGCCTCAAAACTCCAAGCTTGATGTAGTCTCTTTCACACCTGGCCGGGACCGACCGCGGTCCTCCCTACTTGCTAGTTGGCAACGTTGGGTTGATCCGCCAGAACCACTCCCAACGAGACGGTAACTTGCCGCCTACAACTGCGCGATGATGTTTGTGTATCGCGGCTTGCGCTCTCCGTGAGCCCATCAATTCCAAACCGGCCATCTCCTCAGGCAATGGAACCATCGCCAAGGGTACAGCAGTCGCTATCATTCTGGCAATGTCACCCTCATGGATCAACTGCGTGTCGAACGACTTAAACCAGCGCTTCGCTTCGGCCACCAGCAAACCAAAGGTATGTTCATCGCGAGCGCGATAAACTGACCAGCTTCGCAGGTGACCCAACAATTCCTCATCGCACGTTGCACCCTTCCTTGCCTGTCTCCGCTCAACCATGTTGAGTGTCTTCGGGACTTCGTAGTCCTTAAGGGCGATTCGTTTGATAGGGAATTTGCTGACTTCGTCATCC